TAATGACATTGACATTGGCTGTAATGGTTCCTGTTAATTTGATGACTTTGTTTTTACCATTGGATAATGCACCATTAGTATACGCTAAAGTTGCTCCAGTGGTCGCATTCAGGGCTACGGCATCATAGCCACCAATTGCTTGTTCTAGAATTAGTAAGTTGGTATTTGTAATTTGTCCCCAAGTTCCCGAATTTTCTCCGGTTGCCTGTACCGTTAATTTTAAACTTGCTGATGTAGTATTTGGCATATTTTATATTCCTTAAATTATTCGATATTAATAAATTTAGACATTACTGTCAAGCAACCTCTTTCCATGGAGAGGCTGTACCAGTATCAACTTCTACCCAGCCACTAGTTGTGCCAGTATTGACATTGGTATAAGTCGTTGTTGAGCCAGTATTTACTGGGTTCCAAATAACGAATTTAAATGTTCCTTCTGCAACTGTCAAATTAATTCCAGTTACAAAAACATCTGCATTTCCTGTAACCTCTACATCATTTTCTTGAACGGTTAACTCTTGACCGGTTACATTAACATTAGCTTCTGCAGTTACTGTTAAATCTCCTTCTGCAGCAGTTAATCCTTGACCCGTTATATTGACATTTGCATCTCCAGTGACATCTGGAACATTATCTTGAACTGTTAAATCTTGACCGGTTACAGTAACATCAGCATTTGCAGTGACGGTTACACTATTTAAATTAGCAGATAACAGTTCACCTGTGATATTAACATTTGCATCTGCAGTAACAGTCGGAGTATTTTCTTGAAGCGTTAATTCTTGACCCGTTAGATTAACGTTTGCATCTGCAGTAACAGATACATCATCTAAGTTTGCGGATAATAATTGTCCAGTTGCATTTACATTTGCATCTGCTGTAACCGTTACACTATTTAAATTTGCAGATAATAATTCTCCAGTTAAATCTACATTAGCAGTTCCAGTAACAGTGACATTATCTAAATTAGCAGATAAGAGTTCACCAGTTACATTTACATTTGCGTCTGCAGTAACCGTTACATTATCTAAATTAGTAGATAATAATTGACCAGTTACATTAACATTTGCATTTGCGTTAACAGTAACATTGTCAAGATTAGTAGTTAGAGATTGTCCGGTAAGATTTACGGATACATCAACTTGGCCGATGCCCCAAGCACCTGTGCCCCAAGTATAATTACCATTCCATCCTGCCACTTAAAACCTCCTTGTTAGCCGGAGATTCTTAATATAGCTGCCGATGTAGTGAATGCTGGAAAAATAATTGTGAAAGTTCCGTCTGTGCTAACTTTATCAGATGTAAAATCTAAAACTGCGACTGCTTTATTAGAAGCAGAAGTATTATAGATTAATGCTCCTCTTGCAGTGATCGTTGCACCTGTAAATGATAAATCATTAAAATCAACAATCGCAACACCTGATGCAATGGATGTACTTGGATTTGGTTGTACTAATGCTCCACCACCTGAAGTGTAGGTTCCACTATCACCAACTTGACCTGTAGTTGTAAAAGAAGTGGTTGCTGAGTTTAAAGTAGCTGACGAACTATAAAGAGCCAACTTGAATTTATCTCCACCAAATTGGAATTCATGTTGACCTTCTAACAATTCTTTTTTAAACGAATTTGCAATCGCTTGTGTTATCGCCATAGTTTATCTCCTTATTTTCCTCCGACTCGAGGAGTACCTGATTGGTATTCATCTCGTCTTCGTCTTCCCATTTGTTCTATCGAGAAGCCTTCTGCTACCTGTTTATATCTTCCCTCATATAATTGCAAGAGATCATTTGGCCCCTTTAGAAAAGAAAATGCTTCTACTAAACATGCATACAAAAGTCCGTTGGGAAAATACTTACTTAGGTATGTTGTTGTATTTGTACTCGATAAACCAGGATCTTTCAAGATATAATTTAATTGAATTTCATAAGTAGCATCAGGACTAGGAGCTAAAACAATTGTATCTTTGTCCCACATACTGTAGTATTTAGGTACTCCAGTTGCTACCGTTGGATTATATTCAGAAATAAAACTCGTATCTCTATATTCTAAAAACTCTCTATTATCGGGTTGTGAACTACCATCTGAATCTACGATTTGAGCAGATCTTACAATCAATAAATCTGCTGGTGTGTCTATAAATCTTTGTGAGGTAATTAAATTTGCTGTTGCATATCGTCTGTTATTATCAGAATCTATTTCTCTAAATATTCTCCACTCGGCATTTTCAATGAAGCCATCGACAATGGTTGAAGTTAAAACATTTGAATCTACTTCTGTGTAATCTCTAATTTTTTGTACTAATTCTGCGTATGTCATTATGGTGTTAAGTTAACTGGACCTGCAGTCACAGTTACTCCTCCTCCTTTTTCTGTTCTTATAGGTATTGCACCTAATGAGAACGTGTAATTATTTGTATCTATTACTGTTATACTAAATCCATTTGTGTTTTCAAATACAGAATAAGCAATTCCTCCAGGAGAACCATCTACATTTCTAAATACAACAATGTCTCCAGTTGTTCTTCCATGACTTGGTTCATAAACAGAAACAGTTCCTGATCCAGATGTTAAAGTAAAAGGGTTTGATTGTAATAAATTTGGTGTTGCAGGTTCTACTCTTGCAGGTCTTGCTTTAGGTAAACCTTGTCCATCAGCAGTAAATCTTCTAGGTTCTAACTGTGGATGCTTAGGCTCGAACTCAGAATAATGGACAAAGGCTCCATTCCATTCTGTAACCATTTCTTTATATGGAAATGCTTGACCACTTCTATCTGATATTGCCTGTGCGTATTTTCCTCTAGATAAATTAGACATTTGGATAATAAGTTTTAGGGGTTATGAATGTACTTGAAGAAGAACCATCTTCAGCTAGAGCTCTTTGTAATTCGTCTTCGTAAAGCATTTTTAATTCTTGGATCCTTTGAGGCGCTTTTTTAATTGCCAAATAATAAGCAAGGCCCGCGCACATACAAGGAACGAACCTATAAGGTACATCGGTTGCGTTTGTATAATTTCCAACATCCTGAATCCTTTTCACGTAGTAATAGTTAATTGTATTACCGGCTTCAGATGAGCCAGGAGTAAGATATAAAGTTATTGTAACTCTGTCTATAAATCTTTGTACAAAATATTGTACGGGTTGTCCTTCAGAAGATTTATTTGAAAGAGCTTGATAAGCTGATCTATTAATTTTTGTAAGAGGTGTATCTATAGAAGATGCATTCCGATAAGAGCACTCCAATATATCATCAACGCCATATATGCTAGTGGCGTCAGAAGTACCATCACCTGTCGAACGATACATTGTATAAGTTGCTTGACCATCTACTAAAGTTATTGAGTTATTTGCAACTTCCCAATAATGCAAACCACGGTTTGCCCATTCTTGAAATAAAATGTTTAGAGATCGTCGCGCGGTTTTAATATCATAACCTGCGTTTGGCTGCAAGCCAATTCTTTCATAAGCTTCATCTATGATTTCATCAATCTGAAAATTCTTATCAAAGATATATGTTCCGGAAGTAGTGTTAGCCATTTAAGCTCCTATTTATCTAATAGTATAGTAGCGGCTACATCTGCTCCAATTGCATTTACAGTCATAAATCCTTTAAACAAAATTCCATCTTCTGGAACATTAAAAGCAAATACATCACCTGCTGGACAACTTACTTGAAATTGAGTTCCATCTGTATCTTGTAAGGTAATAGATTGAGCAGTAGTAGCGTTTGTATTTTCTACAATAATACCTCTTAATCTTGTTCTTCCAGCGAATACAGAACCTGTTCCATCGACTCTGACTGATTTAACATCTGATTTCATATTTTAAACTCCTTAAATTTTTAAGAGCTCCCGAAGGAGCTCTATAATTTTTTAACTTGCTGTAATGTTAGTACCAGTAATGACTTGTTTCCAATCTGAACCATCAGAAAAAGCATACACAGGATTTCCTGTATATCCATTAGAAACATAAATCATAACACCTGCATTACCAACTGCGCTTAAAGTTTCACCAGCTCTTGTGCCAGATGCGATAGTAACAGTTGAAGTATTTGAACCAACAGTCCAAGCAACACTGCCACCTTGTTGTGTGTCATCTGTACCTGTGTGTGGGTTAACGTTTGCTCCACCAATAAACCCGTTAAGGGCTACTACTGGACCTTTAAATGTAGTGTTTGCCATAGTATGTTCTCCTAGTTGATTCCACATAGTCTCTAGGCCGTCGACTATACGCGTCTATGTAGAATATTAATTATGTATAGTGATTAATTTATATACTAAATTTAAAATTAGTGCAAGAAATCCCTACAGAAAAAACGTCATTTTTAACGATATAGAGTCCTAATTAACCAGCGTAAAGATGAATTTCACCATCTCTAGGATTGGTGTGGATCTCTGCTTCTTGTTTTTTAATGATGGATCTAATAACTGTTTTAATCTCATCACCTAAAACAGACATTTCTGGTGTTATCTGTCCTTTGTTTTCAAGAAATAACTCGTTCCATCTAGACTCGAGTTTGAGTTTCTTGGCGAACAGTACCATGTTGTCCTGAGCCATTATAAACCTCCTCATAGGTTATATAAAAATCATTTACAGTACTTGTATATTGTAAATCATTTTCTTCCCAATCTATATCAGATTTTCCTAGAAAGTCAATGATATGAGGATTCAGCTCATCTGCGTTATTTATTTCTTTGTCACTTTCAATTTCAAATTTGGTTTGAACGTATTTTGTGAAGATTTTAATTAAATATTTATGTTTCATAAGTTTCTCTTTCTATCAAAAAAGAAGGGGCCCATCAAGGGCCCCTTCAAAATAATTAATACTCGAAAGTATTAAGCACCTTCAACACCGAAGATACCTCTAGGGTCAGATACACCAAATGAGTATCTTTCTCTAGCTTTGTATCTCATGTTACCAGTATCGAAGTCACCTTCCATCTTAGTAGAAATAGGTGATCTTTCGAAATACTTCATACCATTTGGCACGTCTGTAATGATGTAGAACGCATCAGTATCTGTTAGGAAGTTGTTAACCACATAACCTTGTGGAATCATTCCCATAGAACCAATTGCATTGATATCATTATCAGCAGTTCCAACTCTTTGTGCAGACTTCATTAATCTCTCTGCTGTGAATTGTAATTCACTTGGAATGATCATTTTCATTCCTTTAGCAGCGATCTTAAGACCTCTCTCATCAGTCATCG